AAATCTGCAACCTCGTTGTACCATCTGTTCTGCCAGAGATGGACCAGTATCCCCACGTTTGTGCCAAAGGCTACTGTCCAACACACCATAAGAAATAGTTCCATCATCTTCTTCAGCTTCCAGTATCATATCTGCTAAATCTGTAGCTAATACTTTATGTGTATATAGCTCTCTGTAAACTATTAATTGTTCACTAGGGCTTACTGCAAACCAAACAACTCCACTATAACTTCCGTATCCATAGTCACAAGCTCTAAACCTTTTCCAACTTTTAGGTATATCGAATGGTTCAATAACATGTATGTCTGTATTCCATTCAGGAAATGCAGCACCTTCTGCTACATCCCAATTACCTTCAAGCAACTGCTTACGCTGATGTTCAGGTAACGATAAAAGCATCGTTTCGTAATCACCAGATTCCGCAAGATAAGGGTTGTCAAACAATCTTGCAGGAATAAATCTACGTTTAAATAACGGTTCACCTTCTTTGCTGTGTCCGTTAGGATAACGTAGAACCTGCCCATTATCAATGTCTGTAGCCCAAAACGATTGATTAGCAGGAGCAGGATCTATGAACATTTTTTTAACCCACTGATGTCCTGCACCTCCAGGATTTGTAGTAGCTCTCATAGCTATTGGAAGGTCAGCAGCAGGTGTACGTAGTCTCGATCTTAGATAGTTCCAAGCAAAAGGTGAAGCCCATTGTGTAAGTTCGTCAAAGCCTATCCAACTAAATGCTAAACCCTGATAGCGTAAAACATCTTCATCTCTGTCTAGGTATGAAAACCAGAGCCTACCACCTTGCGGTGATACCCATTGCATTTTTCTTTCAGACCATTTAATGTTTGGTATCGCTTTAGGATACAGTTCCTGAGATTTCCAAACAAGTTCTCTTAGCTCCTCTGTTGTATGTCTTATAAGTAGACCAGAAAACTGAGGATGAGTAATATACCTAAGAGGATCTGCCAACATTGCATAAGACTTTCCTCCTCCTGCAGAACCTCCGTAAAGAACTTCTCTTTCTGACGCTGCAAGAAAATCCGTCTGTGGACCTTCATTAGGTTTAAATATTACCCTTCTATTTTGAGTAGGATCTTTAACTTCGTTAACAGTTTCCGTATTATTTTTAGTTTCAATAACACTAGGAGATGATAGCTGCTCCGACTCTTTCTTTTTCAATCTTTTCGGCTGCTTCAATCGCTTTTTTGAGCCGTTCAGCCCAAGTACGCTTGACTGTAATTTTTCTCTTACGCTGCTGCTCATTCTGTATCCTTTTACGTAAACCTACATGAGAAATAGGTCTGTCCGTTGTTTTCGCTAACCAGTTCGCAACTTCTCTAAAACTATATTGTTTAAGATATGTTTTTGCTTGCTCTAGTGCTTCTAACTCCTCAGATATAGGCAACAATATATTATTATCTTTTGGATCTACTTTATAACCGAAAGGTATTGTTCTAGCAACACGAGGTATAGGAAGCCAACTCTTAGTCTCTTTTAACTCATCTCTTTCAGGCTTGGGTAAATTCCAATACCCTAAACTTTCGGCTGTAGTCATCATAGGTATTCTACTATAAAATAAGCAGACCAGATAATAAACAAAGCTATTAAAGCTGTTTTAGTTTTTTCTTTATTCCAACTCATTTGTGTTTCTTATATGGACCTTTTACTTTAGGTTGTCTTCTTCTGTTAGTAGCTGCAGGAATAACACGTAAATTAGATCTTTTATTATTTGCTGCATTCATATCTCTATGATCTACATCTTTTCCATCACCTTTTTTAGCAAGACCTGCTCTCGTCATCATTCTACGAGCTTTATTTCGCATAGCTCTTTTCTTTTTTCGTTCAGGTGTATCGTAGTTATTATATTCGTATTTATAATTTCTACCTGTTTTTCTACTAACTGGCATCGGACTCATCTTTTTTAGGAGGCAAGATAAAGATACCATCAGGAGCAGCGACTTCAATCTTATCTGTTTTAATAAACCCTGTCCTATCTAATAAATCCTTTGCTGCTGACATTTTATCTCTGATACCTAGTTCTGTAGGATCATCTAAAGCATTAGCCATTGAAAAAGCTGCTCTAGGAGCAACACGAGCTAAGTAGTTTCGAGTAGCTTCTTGAATCTCGTCTTTAAGAGCATTAACTAATGATGTTGTAGAACTACCTTCTGCATACCCTGCTAAAGACTTAGCTCTGGCTACATTGCCTTGTGCTTCATCGAATAAGACGTTCAAGAATGCCTGTTGTTTTTCTGTTAGTTGTTTCATGTTTTTCCTGTTTTAAATCTACCCAGTGAGTATCTTCATAAAAATGTTCACAATAAGGACACGTTATCCGACCCTCTTTAACGACAGTCGAATGCCTACAAATAGAGCAGACAGAGTTTTCCAAAAAACTGACTTGTTAAAGACAGTCCTTTTACTCATTACAGTTGCATTGTTCGCAACATTTGCGATTAAGTATTGCACAATATATGCGTTTTAAATATCTTCTCATTATATCACTCTCCCCTTGTGAAAAACTTTAAGACTTGCCTCTACCTCTTTTAACCATGCCGCCTTTATTTTTGTATTGCACTTTAGTGCCTTTACTTTTAGCTGCACTCTTAGCCATAGCCATCCCTTTTGGTGTATATGGATAGTGTTTCTTTCCGACTTTAGGCATTTTTTCTCCTTGTTTTAGGTTTAGGTTTATAGAACATTCCTGAAATACGGTAGTCTCGTTTTCCTTTTTTTATAAGACCTCCTCTTGCATTACCTAAAGTCCAAAGTTTTATTAATAAATTACTTGTATGATTTTCACCAAATCGTTCTTTATATTTATCTATTAAGTACTGTGGACTTACTTCTGTATTCCAGATTCTCATAATGGTGGCTTCCATTACTTTTCTTTCTCTGTCTTCAGTACTATCTGCCACCTACTTACCCATTGCTGCAACAGTTCTAGTAAAAGCAGTAGTATCTAGTTTAGACTGTTTCTTAGGAGCAAATGTGTTTGCCCACTCTCTAAGAGACTTACCAGACTTCTTTAGATCCTCTGCTGTTACAGCTAATTTCTTAACTCCGTTTTTATCGTAAAAGTATTTACTGCCTCTTTCTTTAGCTGCAGCGATACTTCTAGGTACGTTAAAGTTTGTTTTACCAATGTCTATTTTATTTGGAGAACCGTCTGTTACTTTAAATACTTTAGTTACATTACCTTTAGCAGACACTGCTTTAGGATCTATTTTTATTCTGACAGAAGTACTGCCTCTTCGTGAACGCATATCTTTTGACGCTCCTCCAGATCTAGACGGTCCTCCGTCTTTAATTATAGTAGGAGACTTTCCCTTTTTTATTGCAGAATATAAAAGAGGCGCACCTAATGTCGCTCCAACTGCTACGGTTGCCGTTTTTGGTCCTACTTTAAAACCTGAACCTTTTCTTGATGTAACTTTAGAAGAACCTCCTGACTTAGGAGCAGTTGTAGTTACTTCTGGTGCTTTACTTTTAGATGTACTACCTCTTCTAGAACGCATTTCTTTTGATGCTCCTCCAGATTTAGGTGCTTTTGTTTCACTGCCTTTTCTTGTACGACCTTGACCCTTTTTAGTTCCTCCAGATAACTTAGGAGGTTTCACAGTTGGACTTTTTCCTTTAGCTCTAGATGATTTAGCTACATCTTTTGCTTTTACCATATTTTTAACTATTTCTCTTGTTAGAGAACCTGACGGCTTACTCCATAAGCCTAATTGATTTAGTTTTTCTGCACCTTTTTTAATAGCATCTTTAGCTAACCTTTGAGCAGTAGGAGATTTAGCTACTTTGTATATTTTTCCTGCTATTATAACAAAACCTATTATTGGTGCTGCTGGACCTGCCATAATTATATTCCTTTTCTATCTATCATTTCTATATATTTCTCTTTGCATGTACATTACGTCTGTTTCTAGTACACTAATGCGTCTAAGTATATCGTTACTGTCTCCTATACCTCTAGCTAAGTGAGTACCTAGAGATTTAACATCTCCGTCAATATTTGAAATGTTACTAGCGTTAACATCTACATCTCTTTTTAAATTAGCAGAACTTAGTTCAGCAACGGTAGCTGACAAGTCTTTAATGGTAGCATCCGTCTGAGCTACATACCAAACCGCAGCAGAGATTTGCATTGCCAAAGTTACGGCAAGACCTATGGATACTTTTATGTCCATTAGCTATTTAACAATTCCATGCTCTTAGTGCTTTATTAATTCTGCTATTTGGATCTCGTGCTGTTTTAGCAGATGTTAGTTTTTTCTTCATACCACCCATTCTTTTACAAAAAGATGCTCGTCTTTTGTTACCAACTTTTTTACTAGGAGCTTTAAGATTGCCACCTGTTGCTTTATTATAAGAAGCTCTACCTTTAGCGTTTAAACCGCCTTTAGGGTTTTTGCCTTCTTTTCTTTGCCATGCTGCTGTTTTTGATGACATATTAGTTTAATTCAAAGTGTGGACCATCAATAAATGGTCTTCTGCCCTGAGATCTGCGTAGGTCAATGTAAGCCATCATAGCTTCTTCCATTGTGCCATCCCACGTAGATATGTCATCTATATGCCAAGCTGCTCCCCACCTAATCTTAGTTCCAGACTCAGTAGCTGCCCACTTCATAGCGTCAGCTAAATCGTCATACAGGTTGAGTTCCCATGATGCTTTGCCATCTACATATGCCATCAAGTCTACTGCATCA